GCTGCAAACTTTTTAGTTGCGGACAACATTCTTCTTTTCTTTCCCATGGGAACTCCTCTATGTTTAGTTCAGTAGTAAATAGTTGATATCTCGCCTAAACGAAAAAAAAGGAAAATCTCAAAAAATGGGCGCCGGAAAAAATTTGGCAGATCGACATTTTGAAGAAAAACCCCCCAACCCAAAAGGGAAGGGGGGAAAATAAAAATATATTTTAAATCAGATTAACTAGCAGACCATGATCCGGCTGCGGCGGTATATCCCGATGCATACCAATTAGTTCCATCAGAAACTAACTCTAACCAGTCACCAGCCACAGCGCTTGTCGAAATAACGATGGTCTGTCCAGCCATCGAAATTCCGGTGCCAGCATCTGCGGCGATTTCACCCAGAATAACTGATGTGGTGGCTGCAATATCCGACTGAGTGGTGCTATTTTTCAAACAAAACTTGAAGTTTAACCCCGCCTCTCCAACTGCCGGCAATGTTACATCTACTTGCGCCGTTGTATCCATGATAATGACTTTACCGCTGTCAGCCGCCGTTAAAGTTGTATCAGCTGTTAAAGTTCTAACAGCTACATTGCGTCGACGCAAATCATTTTGGTTTTCGTTAATCAGGCTACGAATTCGTGCCCAACCTACTCTTTTGGTTCCCATAATATATTTCTCCTTATATGAATATTAATTAGGTCAATTAACGAAGAGATTTCTCTCCTCGCCTATAAGTAGTTCTACCCAAAATGAAAGCCCCCGTTAAAAAACGGAGGCTTTACATTATAGTAGGTTACTAAGCTATTGTTTAGCTAGTAGCGCCGGCTTCGCCGAGCATACCGCGCACAATAACAAGTCCGTACATATCAGGACGAACCATCTTCTTCGCGTAACGAGTCATCACGCCCTTGCGAGGCACGAAGTCTTCCGGTCCGAAGATCGTAGGTGTGGTCTGCAGTGGAACGTACGGTGCATACACGTATCCGCTTTCAAGGAAAGAGGAACCGCGACGGCCGATGAGGACCACATTGCGGAGGAAGTACGGGTCAACAATGACATCGAACTTCTTGCTCAAGGAACCAACCTTGACTGAACCAATACTACCCTTATCGTCGTCAGCAGTGACGGAAGCACGGAATCCAGCGGTGAACTCAAGGACGTTAGCAACTTCAGGTCCGCAGACAACAAAGTTAGCTCCGCCGCGAAGAGTCTTGCGGTGAATTTGTGCAGACACATCATTGATGGTCTCAACGAGAGTCTCGTACCACTCGGATACCGTACCGGTGAAGTCGGGGGCCGCAGAAGCAGCACCGATCTCAACGCCAGTAACCTTGTTCAAGAACAAGCCAGGTGAACGCGACCAGTAGTAGGTAGCAGCGGAAGCGCCATTAACAAGGTCACCAATGATCTCGCGATCAATCTCAAGAGCAATCTGCTCAGAGAGGATACTTGTAAGCTCAACCTCGGCATCAAGGTTGTGGTAGGCGTTAAGGTCTTGACCTAACTCCGGAGTCCACTTAGCCTTGAGCTTCTTGGTACTAGCGGTGACAGCCACGGAATCGACTTTGATGTCAATCTCGGGGATATCAGCGTTGTTCTCAAGTCCCCACTCGGCAGCACCAACGACAGCACCAATGGCGCTAGCAGCGTTGAAGTTGTCACGAATTGGAACCTGAACATTTGTGGCTCCCACGGTGCACGTGGTGGCGCCAGAGATGGCAATGTAAACCATCCGAACAGCAGAACCACTATTGGTTGCACCCTCAGTACTATCCACAAGTTGAGTCAAACGACGAACCTGTTTCATCGAGCCACTCCCGGTTGCGGTCACTGCATTTGCAGGGTTCACAACGAATGCACCAAGGTTATCAAAGTCGGCGTCTTGTGCAACATAGCTTTGCTTATCAGTGTCAATAACACAAACTTTGTAGGATGTTCCCGAGCCCGAAAGAGCAAGAAGATCCGGATCAAAGACAATAAGCTTCTTCTGTGTCTCAGTTGCTGAATTAATAGCGAACTGAGCCTTGACAATCCCAGTGTTTGCGTGAGCAGCACAAGCAACGGAACCAGTTGGGGAACCGTAGGCATAACCGCGAGCAGAAACAGTGCGCGGACCCGAAAGGTCGACACCAGAACTACTGAGCAAGTTAAGACCACCGGTCAACTGTGAACCAACCTTGTCGCCACCATAGATGGAGCCAGTGTTAGCAACGTTGCCGAAGCGACGGGTTTGGGCGCCCTCGGTACCACCGAGATCTCCCGAGAACGTGAAGTCTAGGAAGAAGATGAGACCACTTGGCAGACTCATCGGCTGAACACTAACAAGATCGTTAGCGATCAGACCCGCGAAGACACGGCGAACGATGGGGAATGCGACGGCAGCAAAGCCCTCAACATCTCCAGCGGCCATGGAAGAACCCTCACGGAGAAGCTCTTTTGCTTGATTTTCAAGCAAACGAGCCATAGCTTGGCGGGATCGATCCTTTTCTATTCCTTCGAGTAGACCAGTCTTCTCCCACTTACTTAATAGTGCGTGCCCTTCTGCACGCATATCTCTGTTGACCATACCTTCGGTCAACCTTTCAACAATACCAGACATTTAAAATTACCTCCTTAAATTTAATGATTATTTTATTCCAGCTAATCTTTTCATCCGTTCTTGTAATGGATCGGATGAAGGCGTCTCTTGACGAGAAGCCCTGATTGTAGAAGACCGACGACTGATTGCTTCGCTAAGTGATTGTGGGCTACGTTTTGGTGTGGCCACCACTGTGCTTTGAAGTGTTTCAAAGATCGTCCTTGCTTCTGGGGCTGAACCGGCGTTGGAAATCGCTTCGACAATTTTATCTTTTTGTCGCTCATTTAAGGAGGTATTTCGTAAAATACGGTTCGTATAAAGCAAACGAGCATTTGAAAGATTTACGTCATGAAGACCTTCTTTCAATTCTTGCACCGCTTGCTTATATTGTGTGTTTTGCTCATTGAGTTGTTTATTTTCGAAAACCAACTCTTCTTGAGCTTTCTTTAAAGTTTCTAAATCGTCTTGTAGATCGGTGCTGCGGCGGTGGGCGATTTCTTTTTCCATCTCCCACTTCATGCTCTCGGATGAGCGGCCGGCCCAGCCCGATAGGGTAGCTCCCATGTCTACAGTAAGTTTTTCTATGATGGCATCAGTAAGGGAGTCAATATCGAACTTCTCTTCCAAGCCTTTTTGTGCAGCATCGGTGGCTGCAATACCTGAAGCTGACGCCGTTTCCGCTTCGGCACTAGATGAACCTTCGTCATCTTCATCATCGTCGTCGTCGGTGGCGCCTGACTCTTGTGTGTCAAATAGGTTATCTTCTGGCGCGCTGACGCCGGCTACTTCGACAATCTCGTCGTCCTCGTCCTCGTCATCGGTGCAATCATCGCCCTCTTCCGAAAGTATGTTTGCAATATCGTCGGCTGTTATGTCAAACTCTTGGTTCTCATTTATTTCATCACCTAACGCAGCAACAGCCTCTTGGAGAGCGCCTAAATCAATAGTGACGTCTACTTGCTCGCCTTGGTGGGGGAAGTCTTTTAAATTTTTGCCCTCTAAGTCCGAAAAATCATCCGTGGCGGCCAGAGGGATCTCATTATCCTCATCAATTGTGTCTTCGGTTCCAGGTTCGGCAGGTTCGGCGCCGAGATCAGGCATTTCACCACCCAGATCAGGCATCTCGGCACCCAGATCGGGCATTTCGCCGCCCAGTTCGTCTTGCTCCAGCAAGTTATCTAAGGTTTCTTTAACTTCTTGCGAGTATTTTTCAATAACCGCAGTTTCGGCGTTCTTTAAGGCTGCTTCGCGTAGTGCCTTGGCGTCGATGATTGCTTCACTGAGCAAAGTAGACATGAATTGACTCCTAATATGACAATAGTTCACAAATAAGTAGTATTACTGTGTGGTAAAGCCCATTTTTAATAATATGTCTACCACGTACTAATCGCCACCTTCTTCCATGTATTGGTAGCGACACAAACATAAATATAGCCCGCATCCCATCTAATCTCACCTTGGACTCCAATCTCAGATGCGCTTGAAGGAGTACTGGCTGTTCGAATTCGAATTGCGATATCGTTGATATCCAGCGACACCAAAGGATCTGTGGTTCCAATTCCAACTTTGGCCGCAGCATACAAATCCCCGCTGCCACTCACATAAAATGCAGGATTTTTAGTGTCACTTTTAAGAGAAATTAGTTTATCACTCTTCGATCCGCTAACATTTAACTTAGCATCAAGATGTGCGCCGCCAACTACAACCTTACCCGATCCGGTGATCGCCATCACCATTGGGGTTGAGGGAGTTTCGAAAATTGCTAAAACCGAACTATTCGCACCGCTGACATGGAGTTTTGCATTGGAATCGATCTCGGGGCCAATGTCAAGGGTAGCGTCAAGAATTAAATCCGATTCCATTCTAGTTGTTACAGATGATGTCACAGCCGTCGTACCGCCGTCAAGTGTCAAATACGTTGTGGCAACTCCACCTGGCTTTGCACTCAGAAGTAGATCTCCGCCGGACGCGTCTTGCGCAACTATAAGGTTTCCACCGGATCCAAGCTTGATATAAGACTTTGCCACGCCGTTGGTTGCAAATCTCAAATAAGCGTCAGAACTAGCCCCTCCATCAATTGTTGCCTCTGTTACTCCGGTGCCGTT